TAAATAAGAAAAATACTTTATTGCCTAATGCAGAAAAATCCAAAAATAATGATGTAGCGTTTATTAATTTGAAGAGTAGTGGAAAAAAAAATGAAAATAGGTTTTTTTTAGATGAACTAACTCGATATAAATTAACAAAGGCACCTGAACCAGTTCAAGTAACAAAACAAACATCAGTACCTCAACAATTATCACAATTTGGAGGAACTCCTGATTTGGAAATTAAAAAAAATAATACTGGTAAAAATGAATTTTTTAATAGTATCATGAAATAATTTAATTTTTTCTATATAAGTATATAATATATAATATATAATATATGATTGAAATAATTAGAAATCCAATTATAATAGGTTTAACAGTTGGTGTTCTTGTATATTTGTATTTAAGATGGGAACAATCTGAAAGACCAGAAGAAAAAAATAAAAGAAAAGATACAAATTTATTAATTCCATTAGGTATAGGAACTGCTTGCTGGTTTATTGCAAATAATTATTTCGAAAATTATAATTTTAATAATGATAATAGTATTCCAAATAATCCTTATCAAATAGAGGACATAACCGCAAATTTACCACAAAAATTAGAACTAACAGATAATGGTGCTATGATGGGTGGAGGATTAAATACTAATAATTTATCATTTGGTATTAATAATGGTATTTCCAATAGTGGATTTAATAATAATATGTCTAATTTGAATTACAAACCACCAGTAAATTCTTATCACTTATTAAAAAAAGGAATAACTATTCCAAATAATATGCCAGATGTCTTATTAGAAAATTTTTAAATCTGCAAAATTTTAATAAATAATAATATAAGAAATAATATTATTATGTCAAGCGAACCATATATTAGCAATGATTTATTTATAACTTATTCAGATTTAGTATTAATTCAACAATATGATACTAAAGCATTAGATAATATAATTAATTTTAGTATAAGCAAGTTAACAAGAAAACATATTGTTATATTTGTTGCAACTGAACTTTTAGAATATTATTTGCAATTTTTAGTAAAATTTGAGTTTCCATTTGTTTTAATTACAACATGTAATGATGATTTTTGTGTTCCATATTATCATTTTCCATGTAAAAATAATGAAACAAAAAATAGACATGACTCTTTATTAGAAAATAAATATTTACTAAAATGGTTCACAAAAAATCCTTCTATAATACATGATAAACTGTCACCGTTACCATTGGGACCAAAATGGCAGTATCATAGTAACAAGTTTTTTGGAGAAGACAAAAAACCCATAATAGATATTTTAGATAAATATTGCCTAAATCCAAAAAAAAATTTTAATGAAGATAAACCAAATTTACTTTATGTTAATTTAGGGCAAACAACAGGAAAACCATTTTTTGAAAGTCATAAAAATATTAGACAAGATATGGTAAATTTTTTTAAAGATAAGTTTCCACTTGCTCCTAATTGTAATTTTGAGGCTTATTTGATAGAAATGAAAAAATATAAATTTTGCTTATGTCCACCGGGGCGTGGTATAGATACACATAGAGCATTTGAATCTTTAATGTTAGGAGTTATACCAATTATGATTAGTACACCATTAGATTCTTTATATGAAAAATTGCCAGTGTTAATTATCGATGATTGGAAAAAAATAACTCAGGAATTTTTGGAACAAGAATATGAAAAAATAAAAAATAAAAATTATGATTTTTTGCAACTGTATTCATCTTATTGGAAAAAAAGAGTTCAAGATTTAATAAATTAATTTAATAATATTTATCTCCATATATATTATTAATGTCGGACGAAGATATAGGTGGTGATTCTAAATTCCCAATTAATGTATTTAAATTTGACTATTTAGTAGAAAATCCTGCAATAGTTATGATTGCGAAACGTGGTTCTGGTAAATCATGGGTATGTAAAGCACTGATAAAATTCTTTGAAAAAGTTCCTGTTGGTATCATTATTTCAAGAACTGATCGCGTAGACCCATTTTTTGCTAATTTCTTTCCAGATAGTTTTATATTTTATAATTATAAAAGTGAAATTATTGATAGATTAGTTCGCCGACAAGAAGTCATTTTGGAAAAATACAAAGAAAAAAAAAAATTAGGCAAACGAATTGATCCAAGAGCTTTAATTATTATGGATGACTGTTTAGCTTCTAAGGGTTCATGGATGCGCGATCAACCAATTTCCGAATTATTATTTAATGGTCGGCATTATTTTCTTATGTATGTACTTACTATGCAATATCCACTAGGTATTACACCTGAATTGAGATGTAATTTTGATTATATATTTTTGTTAGCAGAAGATTCTTTTTCTAATATTAAGAGAATGCATGAACATTATGCAGGTATGTTTCCTACTCTAGATTCTTTTAGACAAGTATTTATGCAGCTGACAGAAAATTTTGGCTGTATGGTTATTAATAATCGTGGTTCACGTAAATCTATTTTTGATAAGATATATCAATATAAAGCCCCAACTATAAAAAATAATGAAATTAAAAGCGGATGTTATCAATTTAGAAGATATCACGAATTAAATTATAATCCAGATTGGATGAAAAAGAAAAAATCATTTGATTTAGGCGAATATGTAATTCAAAAGAAAAAAGATAAAAGTGCTCTTAAAATAGAAATCAAGGAAAAAAACAATAGGTTTATAAAATAATTATATAAGTAACAAATTTAAATCTGGCTTACAAAATATTGATTAATACCCTCTTTCTTTCTTGTATCAAGATCATTTATACCTCCAATCCATGTAGATGGTTGACTAAACATAGTTGAAAATATATCTGATGGCATTGCCGGTTCGTCTGCTTCTTCTGCCCATGTTCTAGGTATATATCTATAAATTATTTTTTGTTGTGATTTTTCACCAACACTGCGCGATATAGCTGCTGTTATTAGAACTATGCCAAATATAAACATAGTTAATATAAAGATTTTATACATTTATACTATATAAATATATAAGAAAAAATCACTAAAAAATTAAGTTGAATTATTTTTTTTTTTTATCATGTCCGCATATAGTTTCTTCATCTTTTCTAGATTTTCATCAATTGTATTAATACTTTCTGATAATTTAGAAACTTCTTCTTTCTTTTTCTCTAGTTGTTCATCAGTTAGTTTTACAGATTCTGATTTCTCACTAGTAGTTTTATGTTTGTTTAGTTCGTCTGTTATTATACTATCAACTGTATTAGATGTATGTTCTTTCTTTTTATTCTTCTTTTCAAGTTTCTTACGTAGTCTATCACGTGTTGATTCTTTACCAGATTTTTTTCTGATTTCTTCTTTAATAGATTCTTCAATCATAGTTCGTTTGCGTTGAGCTTCTAGTTGGCGTGCCTTTTCTTGATTTTCAAGTGTGCCTTTCATTAGGTCTTGTAGTTCAGATTCATAATAGTTATTATTATTTTTAATCATATTTGGATCTGGATCAAAAGCAGTCCATTTAAAGTTTTCACCAGCAAATACATGAAAAGCGGGTTCTTCATTGCGGATTTTTTCAGCATATGCACATGCTTCTTCCCATGATCCAAAATTGCCCCGATTTTTAAAAGCACGGATATTGCAGCCTTTAATTCCCTCGGGTGACAAGAATGAGTAAACACCATATTCTTGTCCAGGTATTGGGTTATCTTCGGTTAAATAATCAATCTCAATTTTATTTTGTTGTGTTCCTGATTCTTCTGTAGACATAGATTATATTTAATATTAAAACTATATTTTTAAATATTTTTAATAAACGATATTTTATATAAAAATTATAAAAAATTATAAAAAATTATAAAAAATTATAAAGTAGGATAAATAAAATTAGAAAAAGTTACCAAAACAGTAAGTAATAAAGTTTTTTCTATAATATAAGAATCTTCAATATTTTTCATAGCATCAAATATACGAAGGCCACTATATATTACAAATAAAACTAACAAAAATTTAAGAAGTCTTTGTTTATACATTATATATAATATTAGATATAATTATTAAATATTGATAATATATTAAAAAACTATATATTTGGACTAAAATAAGATATAACATAATTATTTTATATCTCTACAGTGTTCGGATTTTAAATGTAACTCTACTTTGACAGTAAATCAATAACAAGCTGTATATTTTTTTAGATGTTATTTGAGTTATCTAATATCTTCTTTTAATTGAATATAAATCATATAAAAAAGAAGGTATGACCGGTACTAGATTTATAGAATTTTTAGACATCATGTTAAAAAATAAAAAAAGATAAATTAGTAGTTTGGATAACATAGGTATGCATAAAACTAAAGAAGTAAAAGATAAAATAATAAATAGTAGAAATAAATATTTGTATATTATTAGCCATAAATACTATTTGAATGCTATTTAAATGCTATAAAAGAATACTTTAATCAATTAAAACATTATATTAAAATATTAAAAAAATATATAAATGATTTAATTAAGAAAATAAAAGTTGAACATTATAAAAATTACTTTTTACATGCATACAATATTAAAAAATTAAAATCAAAAAGAAAAACTTTTAATAGAAGAAAGACATCTAAAATATATAAAAAATAATATTTACCTTGTATTTAAAATTTGAAACGCTATAAAAATTTTAAATGCTAATTTTATAATTTAAAAAAAATGAATAATGACATATTAATGCATAAAAAATTAGTTATTTACCATTATTTAAAAAGAGAATATAAAAATTAATTGGTATTTCTAAAGGTGTAAAACAATATAATAAATTTTAAGTCTAAATACTTGCTTCAAATAGCCAATCATTATCAATACATATTTTTTCCCATAATATGTCAGCTTTTTTAAGTTTATCTGGTGATTTTAATAATGGGAAACAATCAGCATATTCTGGCATTTCTAAAATACCAAAAATTTTATTAAATATATATGAATAGTTAATATAATTTTTTCTATCTTTTGGACAATGTTTTTTAAATGGCCCTTCTGTTTTTTTAAACATCTTTTTAATTAGTTCTTCTATTTCGCGTGATATAGTTGGTGCTGGTTTATTAGTAATTTTGCTGAGAATAAATGGAACATGTTCATAAAAAGAAGAGAATCTTAATTTTTTTAAAATTTCTTTAATAAGTATTTTTGCTTTAGGATATTTCATTTTAGATAGTTCTTCTATTGTAATTTTTCTTTTTTTTAATTCTATGTCAATTCCACGATATACTCTGGGTGGAATTTGTGTAGATTCTTTTGCCTGAAACTGATTCATTGTTTCAGTTAGATGTGTTTGTTTTTTATAAGGTGTTCTGGGTTTTTCATTACCTGAATCTTTATGATTAGGTATTTCGGGTTCTACGATGACATGTTCAGATTCGCCGCATTTTGTACAAACATACATACCTTCAGATTGTCTAAAAGATTTTTCAATATTACACACTGTACACATTCTGATAATATTTATTTTTAGTTTATCTGATGCATATTTTTTATCTATGATAGACATATATAAATCAAATAAAGAAGCTCTATTAGAAACTACTTTTTCAATGTCATTATTAGTGTCTGTAATATTAGTATTAGAAGTTTCTGATTCCTGCTCTGTTTTTTTAGAAAAAAAATTTAATATATTTTTAGAAGTATTTTTATTTATATCTTCAGCATTAAGTCTTTTTTTAGTAGGTTTTTTTTCTTTTCGAAGGCTTTGACTAGTTTTATTTATTCGTTGTAATTTTTCATGTGAATTATTTGCTGTTGGTACATCTTCTATAATTTTTATATTATTATCTTTTGAACTATCTCCATCATTAGAATCATCTTCTAGTAAGTTATAATAATCCATTAAAATATCGCCAGTTTTACAATAATATTCTATTTCATTAGTTCCTTTTTTTATCTGAGCAATTTCTTTTTCTAACTTTTTAATAGAATCTTTTAACTTTGATTTTTGCTTAATTATTTCATTAGTAATTTCTAATGAATTATCTGAATCTATTTTTTTAAGTTCAAGCTTAAAATTTTTAAGATCTTCTATTTTATTATCTATGTTGGTTCTATTTTCTGAAAATTCATTTGCATATTTTTGATGGGTTTCATCTAATGTTTGAACTATATTAAGATATTTTACTTTGTCTGGTTTATATTTAAAAGTAGCCATTAGATTAATTCTTTATAGAAAACCATATATTATTACTTTATTAAGTAGTTTTATTAAGTAGTTTTATTAAGTAGTTTTATTAAGTAATTTTATTAAGTATTTTTATTGAGCAGATTTAATAAAAATAAAATTAAGTAGTTTTAAGAAAACCATAAAAACACGACTTATTTGATTATACATATACTTTTAATGTGTGTAATTCAATAAAATTTCGCACTTAAAAATTTTAAAATATATAAAAATAATTTTTTCTCCCAAATAGTATATATAAAATATGGGTGGCGGTTTAATGCAATTAGTAGCCTATGGTGCTCAAGATGTTTACCTAAAATAGTTGGGTAGAAAAGCGGTCTGTTAAATGTTATTGCATATATGACATTTAAATAAATCAGTTAGTAAATATGCTGGATATTCATACCCCATAGTATCCAATTACATCCGCTAGTCTTATTAATAATAAGGCGACACTTTCAAATTCAGGCGAAATCGTAAAGCTGTAAAAGTTTTTAGTAAAATAAATTAATTATATTTATTTTTTTAAAAATTCCTGTACCAAGTTAAAAAGGAAACTTTTTAATGGCCTAGAATAGCAAACTAGGGTATGGTAATAAGCAGGCAGATTATTAGATAATTTTATCTAATGAATTGATAAGCGCTGAGCCAAGTCCTACGGTTCGTTATGCAAGAACTATGGATGCAGTCCAGAGACTATAAGGAAGTGGGTCTGAGAGAATTAGCAGTTCTCAATGAAGGCTTAAGATATAGTCCACTCCTATATGAAAGTATAGGAACCAAGTGAACTGGTAATCCTCAAATTACTTACTGGAAAGTTGTCTACAGACGACATACAAACTTTTCTATGGAAGCCGTTGAACATACCCTCAATGGTAACCCTGACTTTGGCCGCTCTGCCACTGTAACTATTCTTAGAAACGGTGATCTTGCCGGCAGAACTTGTCTTAAAGTCGAACTCAAGGCAGTCGATCTTGGTGCTGTTACTAAAGTTGGTGATGTTGAAAATGTCAGACTAGCTTATATCAGAAGACTCGGTCATGCTCTCATTAAGGAAGTCGATGTTGAGATTGGCGGCTCTCGAATTGATAGACAATACGGTGTATGGATGGATATCTGGTATGAACTAACTCATACCACTTCTAAAGAACGTGGGTACAGGGCCATGATTGGTGATGTTGAAGCCTTGACCAAACTCCGAGAAGTCAATCCTGGCACTTCGGCTGATCCAGCTGTTGAAGATAATGAACTCCCTGCCTACACTCTATACATTCCTCTTCAATTCTGGTTCAATCGAAACCCTGGTCTTGCTCTTCCCCTTATTGCCCTCCAATACCACGAAGTCAGACTCAACTTTGAATTCGAAGATATTAGAAACCTTGTTGTATGGTCTGGACCAGAAGCTCCTGATTACAGACAATTCGGCATGGCTAATGCTTCTATTCTCGTTGACTACATTTACCTAGATTCTGAAGAAAGACGACGATTTGCTCAAGTTGGTCATGAATACTTGATTGAACAACTGCAATTTACTGGCGTTGAATCAGTGACTGGTGCCAACACTAAATTGAAACTTGGCTTTAATCACCCTTGCAAAGAAATCGTATGGGCTCTTCGTAATGGTGGCTTCAATGGTTCTACTGTCAAGAGAGGTGGTAATAGATTCCTTGCCTACACTGACTCTGATGTATGGACTGGTGAAAACTCTGCTCTTCAAGAAGCTGCAGATAATCTAGCTCGTGGTATGGTATGGAGCTCTGAACCATCTGCTGATTGCGGTGAATCTAAAGAAGTATCTCTACCAAGTGAGGGTACTGAATGCACAGTTGTTAAATTTAGCAATGGTGAAATGGTTAAACTAACAGTTGTTGTTAGTGAATGTGTAAGTAACTCTCCAACTCCAAGTGCTTCTAGCAGTTCTTTATGGCTTGTACAAAATGCTCTATCTGATTTACAAATTAAAGGTTGCCCTGTGAAAGAACTAGGTTCTAACAAGATTAGCGAAATTACAGTATCTATTGATCTATCTGTTGATGGTCAATGGGCTTCATATGGTGCCCGAGCTGATGCTTACACCTTAACTCTTGGCGATATTTCTACTCCCGTTGGCTGCTTTGCGAAAGATTGCCGATCAACAACTGTAAACAGCTTCAATCCATATGATGTATCTGTCATTCAACTCAGCAACTATGGTCTTAGACTTGATGGCGCAGGCAACCCTGTTGAACTAGCTAATATCCAACTCAATGGTCATGATCGCTTTGATCCCCTTGATGGCAACTACTTCAACTATGTCGTACCAGATGCTCACCACACTAGAACCCCAGCAGACGGTATTAACGTATACTCATTTGCCTTACATCCTGAACAACATCAACCTTCTGGCACTGCTAACTTATCCAGAATTGACAACACTCAACTCAATGTAACTTTTGCTGATACTATCAGAACTAACCGAGAAATCTGCGTTGACCTCTTCGCTGGTTCTCTCTTCTATGTATTTGCTGTAAATTACAATGTTTTGCGTATTATGTCAGGGATGGGGGGCCTGGCGTATGCCAATTAGTGACTTTTGGTAGCAAAATGTAGCAAAAAATATTTATTTTGTCCCGAATATTAAATTTTAATAAATAATTTAATATATTATAAATAAAATAACTAATTATTTAATCCTTCTTTTTACCTTTACATATGATTTTTTTATGTTCTTTTTTGGGTATTTCAGATTCATCTTTAATATCTGTAGTATTTGGCTCCTTATTTTTCATTCGGTTAAGAGCTTTTTTATATTTCTCGTATTTTCTAATATCATCAGATGTTCTTTCGCTAACATGAATAGTTTTATAATGTTGCAAATATTCCTTCATTTTAGATTCTTCATCTTGTTTAATTTTTTCTAAAGTAGGATTGTCAAATTTATTCATTTGAATTTTTAATTTATTGTATTGTTTAATATCATTATTAGTTCTTTCTTCAACTGGAATTGCTTTATAATTTTTTATTTGTTCAATAACTTCATTTTCTTCAGCTTTTTTATATTGGTCTAAAACTTCCTCATTAAATCCACTTACTCGCTTTCTATATTTATTATAATTTTTAATGTCATCTTCAGTTCTTTCCTTAATAGGGATCGTCTTAAAATGTTTTAAGAAATCCAATATTTTATTTTCCTCTTTATTTTTTAGTTGCTTTACAAGTTCGGGATCGTATCTTTTCATTTTCTTTCTTAAATTATGATATTTATTAATATCCTCTTCAGTTCTATCATCAACAGGAATATTTTTAAATTCGTTTATAAAGTCTATCGTAGCTTGTATTTTTTCCTTTTGCTTTTCAGGATCATACGTTTTTTTTTCATATTTTGTAAGAATTTTTCTATATTTTGAATATTTTTTTTTATCTTCTTCATTCCTATCAGCCACTGGTATTTTTTTATAATTGTCCATAAATTCATATAATTCTTCAACAGTATAACCTTTTAATATTGACTTTTCTTTTATAATTTTATCAAATTCTATCAATTTATTCAAATCATCTTTCATAGTCAGCATTGGATTTTCTGGTTTATTTTCTTTAAAATAAGTTTGTGTTTTTTCTACTACTTTTGGCATAATAATATTTTTTATATATTCATCCGCTTCTTTGTACTTTGCTTTACTACGGAGTTCTATTAATTTTTTATCTGTTGTTTTCATAACTTGCAAATTCTTTTTAAGTTCATGATCATAGTCCTTAAATATTTGCATTGTTTCTCGAGAAAGTTTATCTTTATTATGACATAATACAGTATTTTTTTTATTATTTAATATTTCCTGAGATACTGGTTTACGGTCAGTGCCTTTAATTAATTTATTATATATTTTGAGATATCTATCATATAATTCATCAAGTGTATATTGGCGCTTCATAATATTGCATTCTTTACAGGATGTTCTTGAGTTTTCCATTGTATATCCTATTTTAGAATTTAATCTGTCAATACCATTTGTGTATACGACATTATCGGGTTCAACTCCACAAATATAACATTTTTGTTCTTTTAAATTATAATATTCTTTTTCAGTAAGATCAAATGGTATTTTTCGTTTCTTAGAAAATCTTATATAGTCTTCGTAAGTTGTAAATATTGTTGACATTGTACATGGTCTATCAAAATTAAAATAATATTCATCTTCATCAATAAGTTTATTATAACTCAAAACATGGTGTATTTTGTCGAGAAATATATCATAGGAAATCGTATTTTTTATTAAATTACAATCCTCGCAACATGGCACTGTATTTTCCAATGTATAACCATCGCATGAATCTAGTCTATCTATGCCAATATTAAGTTTATCTGTTTTGGCCATACCACAATAATAACAAGCAGAATCAAATAAATCGGCGCATTCTGTATATTCTAGCCAGAAACATAAAGATTTCCTATCAGCAGTTCTTCTATAGTAATTAAACTTTTCATTTGGTTTCAATCGACGATTGCTATAATAATTATTGATTAAATCATCTCTATCATTTCGCCATTCTTTCATTTGTTGAGCACACTTCTCACGGTATTTATCAATTCCTAATTCTTCTATTTTTTTATCACGTGCTTCCAAATAATATTTCCTAACTAAATCTTTATTTTCACTTTTCCATTTAGCTTTCCATTGTTTTCGTATATCTGTGTGTTCATATAATTTCTTCTTTTCTTTGCGCTCTTCTTCAGCATCACGTATTTGGTTCTTCCTACGACACTCTGCACACTGTTTATATAAATCATCTGAATATTCTTTTCTAAATTCTTTTAATGGCAACGTTTTATTACAGCATGTGCAAATTTTATCTTTCGTAACAGTTTTATTATATTCTTGGCGTGTATTTATTCTTGTTTGTATTCTACTAGAATCTTTCAAACGTTCTTTTTCGCGACATTTTTCACATCTAGTAAATCCGTAATTATAATCTAATATTTCACGGCATCCACGTAAATATCCATTACACGCTTTATTTATTCCCTCTTTGATATTTTTAGAATACCAGTAATCCAGCGAATGCTTGCCACAATACAAATATTCATTTTCTTGACACGCATTAAAAGTACAATTTTCTGCTTTACATTTAGCTTTATCATTTTTAGTTTTTTCTAATTCACGGTGCGCTTTTGTTCGCATATGACAATATGCACATGTTTTGTTGCCGTCATCAACTTTCCATTTATGACACCCTGAACATAGTATAATACAAGCGAGTTCTTCTTCACTGAATTTGTTAAAATAGTCATGAAGTTCACAATATTTATTATCACCAAATAAATACTTAGTGCACTTTTTTCCGGAACGAGTTTTACCTTGACAAGACATTGGGATTGAATAATTAGAACAAATTATTCAATTCTTAATTCAATTTTTTTATATTGTGTAAATAATAATTATAATGAATTTCACTATAAATTATAGAAATAATATTAATGATAAGTTCAATTTAAAAAATTTGGCAGAATGTAAAAAATTAATAGAAAAAAATAAATTAGAATTTATCAACAAAGGTATACAAGGAGAAGTATTTAAAGTATTTTCTTCTGATTGTGGTTCGGTAATAGTAAAAAAAAGAATAATTGACGAAAAAGAAAAAAAATGGAAAAATAATAAACAATGGATAACAGAAGAATTTGAAACAGAATATAAAATTATGTTATTGACTAATCGCATGATAGATAAATTTATATGTCCTAATTTTATAGAAGCTTATGATTTTGACGCAAATAATTTATTACTAACAATGGAATATGCTGATGGAGATTCTTCTTTTTTGTTTAAAGATGAATATCAAGAAGAAGACATTTATAAATCATATTTATGCCAAGTTTTAATAGCACTTTATGCTTTTACTAATTATACACAATTATATCATCGAGATGTAAAGCCCAAAAATATATTTTATAAAAAAATAAACCAAGATATAGTTTTACATTATAAAATAAATAATAATAATTATTATGTTCCAACATATGGATATTTATTTATGCTAGCAGATTTTGGAAGTGCTAAATTTAAATTAGATGAAAGAACAGATGATATAACTAATTTAAATTATAAAATAATAAAAGAATATTTAGTTAATATATTGAAAGATAATACTAATAAAACAAAAATATTGGAATCTATAAATAGAAATAATAATATTGATATGAATAATATTGCGAAACAAATAAAAAATATTAATATTAATAAATATGTTTATGAAATTTATGATATACTTAACTTTAGTAAAAATCCATTAGAAATTATTAATAAGTATTTTAGTGATTTTACAATAAACAAATATTCTGATAAAAAAATAATTAATTTTACAATTGATTTTTAAGATTTACCAATAAAAAAATTATAATATAATATTATTATGAATATAAATAATCCATTAGAGGCATTTAATTTTATAAAAGAAAAAATGGCAAAACTATTAGAAAAAAATAATTCAACTAATATATTAGGATCAAACTCTATGTTAATCAATTTAATTATTTTTTATATAGTATATATGCTAACAAAAGATATAATTAAAAGTCTCATTACCGTAGCTCTTTACACTGCAGTTATAGTATTCACTTTTAATTATACATATAAATTTATAGAAAATAAATAAATTTTATTTATACATAGATTTAGATCTTTTTTTACCATAGAAAGTATTATTAATTAAAAGATTTTTTTCAATTTCAGTTAATCCATTTAAATTTTCTTTTAAATATTTATTTGTCAGATTATCAGTAGTAACTTTTCGCAAATTAGTATAACCTGCACCATCAGTAATTTTATAAAAAGAATTTAATAGATTTTTTCCTTCTAAATTAAATTCACCATTCATAGATAGTTCATCAAATAATTCTGGTTTTGCTTCTTTTAATTCTCTTAAAAATTTCTTTCCTTCTTCTAATTTATATCTAATAGATAATTTGCTGGAACTTGTAGTTTTCCATTTGATATCACCAACTTCGATAATAAATCTTTCGTCATGAGTATCATTTGGTTTTAAATACCACATAAAACTAGGCAACTCATCTGCTTTAATGTTTGAAGATTTAGAAAATTCTATAATACGTTTCTTTTTTTTTAGATTTTTTTTAGTTTCTTTGTCATGTGTATCATATAATAAATTTTCTTTGCGATTATCTATACCGAGTCTATTTAAATGTACTATGTTGTTGTTTTTCTTTTCTAAATTATTTTCTTTGTTATGGAGGGCCATGACTAATTCGTGCATTGTGATTTCTATATCTTGATTATTTACATTATGCGTGCTTACTACAAAGCCTGAATCATTAATTTTCCAAGATTTATTTAGACTTTTAATTTTATCAAAATAAAAATCATTGAGTATTACTGGTAGATTTTGTCCTTTATATTGGAATTTAATTAGAACATATGTATTGTCATCAATAGTTACTTTTTTAAAATTATTAAGATATACCATTATTTATATTAATAATTGATAAAATTTATTTTTTTAATTTTTTTATAAAGCTCTTGATTGAAAAGCTAATCCAGCCATTCCAGAAAATATCCGCAAAATATTATTGCTAAATGCATAACTAGATACTTTAAAACTAAAATCATTATTTTCTACCATATTTTCTAATTTTCTATTAAAAATAAAATTTAAATTAGCATCATGTAATTGAGAAAAATTAACAGTTCCTGATGGTTGTAGCATTTGCGGATAAAGCGCAAAGTTATATAAAAATAAATTAGGTACAAGACTAGAACAATAGTGTTTATATGGTTGCCATAAATTATAATAATTAAAGTGCTTAATTACTTCGCGATCTCTTCCATTAAATTTTAATTTCATATAATCAAATGGATTATAAATATTATTATTAGTATCATAAAAATTATAATCAAATATATTTATTCTATCTTTAATACGAACAGGTTTGGCTATCCAGAATAATTGCTTGATACTAAAATCAAAATTTAGTTTATAGTCTATTAGATATTGTTTATTCATTGTACTATTTACTTGGTCTTCAAATGATTCTTTTGATTCAGTTATATTTTTTTTAGTAAATATTTCTTCATGTCCAATTTGAAAAGTTTCTATTAAATATTCCAGCTTAGTTTCGCATAATCTTTTTCTTTCTTCTTCTTCTACAAATATATATTGAGCTATTAAATAAGAATTTAATTTAGCATTTTTTATTTTAGCATATGGAGAAAAATGAACTTCTTCAAATTTTTTAAATTTTACTGCAATATCTATTGGTGAATGAGGCATTGCGACTATAGGGAGCGCATTTGCTATATGGCGACAAAACCAAAAACGCAAAGGCAAATATAATAATTTTTTTGGTTTAATACTAGAATCATAATTATATAAATCGTAAATATTACCAATCATTTTATTATAAACTTCTTCTTTATTTTCGTCTAAATTAATAATATAATCACTTCTAATAATTTCACTATTATGTTTATCTATAATAACGCCATCAATACTTACTTCAATATAGTCTACTAAATAGTGAGCTAATTCTTTAACCCATGCAAATTTGGGTTTACCTGTTTGAAATAAATCATATAATTCAAAACTTAGATTATTATGATCATTATAATTATTATGATTATTATGATTAAATTTTTGACTGAATAATTCTTTTTTATCTGGAAAATACCAGCAATTATTTTTTTTAAATGCTATTTTTTTTAATTCAGTCATAATGGCATTTTTTACTTTTGCTGATGTAGCCTTCGAATATTGGTCTTTTAAAGATATAATATAATTATCAATAGCTGTTTTTGCATCATCGTACATATAGAATAATAATTTGTCAGTTGATTTTCCATTATAAGTAAATGGTATATTATACTTCGTCATAATTTTCATCAAATCACTTACAAGAAAATATTGATCAGTTATATTTATTTCTGGTATTTCAATTGCTAAATAAATTTTATGTAATAAATCACCTAATAATTTAATTCTACATTTACCTATTTTCCCAAAATTAACATTTTCAGCAAATTTTAATACTTTTGGAAATAAAGAAAAATTAGTATGTCGGCGATAAACTATTTTAAAATATGTTATTTCTGGTTCTTTTATAATATATAAATCATCATAACCACGGGCTACTAATTGAAGAATACCTCCGGTCATTATATAATATAGCTATATTATATAATTCATTCTCTAAATTATATAATCTAAGTAAAAGCTAGAGATCCCATTCCACCAAGAATGCGTAATATATTTTGCGATAAAGAAAATATTTTAAATATTGTAGTTTCTGGAACATTCGTAATTTTATTAGTAGCTCTGTCTAATTCAAATAACATATTTGGATCTAAATCTACTATTAGTTGCTTAAAAGACAATCGAGACATATTACAAGATCCACTTGATTGGTGTTCTTCTGGCATAAAACAAAATGAATAACTATTTACGCCATCTTTTGGTATTGTAGTATGACAATAAAATGGTTGTAAGTGATTAAAATATCCATAGCTTGATTTACTTAATAATTTATTACCATTAATAAATAATTGGGCTTCTTTACATGGATTAACTGTTTCATCAGTATAAACTCCATAATTTGTCCATAAACATTCAGTAGTTCCATTTGGATTACTCAATAAAGATTGTCTTTGTACAATCCAGTATATTTCTTTTGATGGATTAGTAAATTCAAGTTTTATTTTAAATTCTTCTAAAGTATTTTCATCAAATTGTGTCTGTACTATATCTACTAAATATTCATGTCCAGATTGTGCAAATTTTCTTCGTTCAATAGTATCAAGATAAACAAAATCAGTCAGTAAATTTACATTTAATTGATGACCTCCGTCTATATATAAATTATCCAGATTAAAAGATTCTCCAACATCTTCTATATAAAATAATTGACTAAACTTACGCAATTTAAGTCCAATTTGAATATCATGATATTGCAACGAAACAAGAGGCAATGCTTGACCATTGAATCTATTAAACCAGAATATTAATGGAACATAAATAGTAGTTTTAGGTTTAGTAGTTCTATCGAAATTTATTAATTCTGGAATATTACCAATCATTTTCATATATGTTTCTTCTAAATCTTTGTTTCCAGTTAATTCATACCAAATATCAATCCATTCACCATAATGTTTATCTATAATATCTCCTCCGATATATACATTGATATATTCTATGATAGAATGTCCAATTCGTTTGACCCATGCTGATTTATAATTTAGATTTTTTTCTTCAAGTAAATTTCTTTCGGTATTGATTATGAGCCATTGAAAATATTCTACAATAAGTTTACTTGTATTAATAGCTCCAGATAAAACACTCATTAAATAATTTTTATCTGCTAGTATAGCATCAGTTGGATTTTCTGCTATATATAATAAACTGATACAATCATAAAAAAATTTACAAATAATATATCTATTTATAATTGGACTATTTGGTGATAATTCTGTAGTATTAAGAATATCAATAAAGCTTTCTATAATAGAAGGAATATCTGAACAAAAATTATCTGAAATACCATTAGCAAATACTTTTAGAATTTCATTAATCATTTCTCGTGGATCTGTAATATTATCTAACTGATAGATTTCGTATGCTCGTCTATATGCTTCTGTATTAAGTAACATAAAACATTGAATAATTTCATAATCTGCTATATATTGATCATATTGCTTTTGTAATTCAGCTACTTTTATAGTATTAATTGGTCTCTTGAAACTAATTTCTGGCAAAACAATTTCTAAGTACATTTTATGAATTAAATCACCTACTTTGGGAAATGTTAAAGTACTAAATTTATCAAAATCAGGCGAATCATCAAATTTCAAGCGAATAGATTCCATAGCATAATTAGTATGTCTCCTATATACTATTTTAAAATAAGTTATTTCAGGTGTTCCTGTTAAATATAAATCTTGGCTTCCATATGTGGCAATATTAATTAATCCTCCTGCCATAATATAATTAATATATAAGATTTTTTTAATTTTATTATTCTAGACTAATAAATATTTTTTATTTTATTTACATAGTCATTATTCAAAATATTATTAAAAACAATAAGTTCTTTCAATAAATATTTATCTTTTAATAATTTCAATCGAAATACTATTAATTTCACCAACAACACAATATTTACTTGTATTAATGGTATTCTCTCGGTACCCTTTGGCGCCTCTAATGATTTCATACGTGAAGAATATTTTTTAATATCAGTTCTTATAAAATTGAGTAACTCAATTATAGTATCACAATTAGGAAAATTATTATAATTATTTTTTTCAATAGTATATAATAGTGCTACTATACATTCTTCGAGACTGGCACGACCGCACCATAGATTAACTGCTTGTAAATTATTTAATTGTAATAAATACGACATTTATTATAATCATAGTAAATTAAATAAATACTAAACCGCACAATCCATCTACTATACGAAATACATTATGTGCTAATGTATATCCTTTAAAATAGCCATTATTTTTGTCATTTATTATAGTATTTAGATTAAGTTTTATTTCGGTTTGTCCTACATGACTAGAATTACATGTTCCTGATGGTTGAAATTCTTTTGGTGTTAATGAAAAAGAATAAAAATTTAGTCCTTCAGGTAAACTTACATCTAGATGTTGATTTGGTTGAACAAAATTAAAATATTTATATGTCCGCTTAGAAATCCTATCATAACCATTAAACATAATACCTTCTTCTGTAATTAAACTCTTACCATTAAAAGTATATTTATTATTGTCGTAATTATACATATAATCATCTGTATAGTTAAAATAATCATTATTATTTTTGTCTGTAAAATATTGCTGAATAACATACCATACCATAAATTTAGTAGGATTTTTAGAATCAGCTTTAGCACTATAATTAGATGCCGTTATAGTTTGTGTATTATATAAATGCAATTGGTCAATTAGATATTCATGCTTATTTTGTACAAACCGATTTCTTTCATCATTATCTAAGAAAACATAAGTAACTAATAAATAGCATTCTTGTAATGAAACATTTTTTAATGGCTGATTATTATAAATTTTTGGTGTAGCTCCTAATTTGGGAATCGCAAAATTAGTAGTAGTTCTGCTTCGGATTATATATTGAGGATAGCGTCTGAAAATCTCATCGAGTGCATAAGTTTGTCCTTCTTCATATGGTAAAGATAAAAATTTATTTCTTGAAATTCTTTTATAATATAATTTTCGAGTAATTGGATCAAAATCAGTAACTAATGCAGATGCAGTAACTCCATCTATTGTTTGATAAATATATTCGCCAGATTTAAAAGAACATAAATTATCTTCTAGTTCTAAATAATTAGTAGGTGTCAATAAGTGGCAATTTTCTAAATCATTTAATTCTAAATTAATTTTTACTTCACTATGATGTAAACATATAATTGGTATTGCTAAACTTGCAGTACGACAGAACCAAAATTGCAATGGAATATATAAAGTATATTTGTCTTTTGTTTGGGTAAAAGAATATAATTTTTCTATATTACCAATCATTTTATCTAATCCACGATCTTCTTTACGAACAAACAATTCTGTTATTATATTGAGCCAATCACCATATTGTCTATCAAGAAGTTGTCCACCTATTTCTATTTCTATACTTTTAATAAGAGCATATCCTATTTTTTTGACCCATGCAAATTTAGTATAAGGATCAATAGTTCCATCAACAAGAAAAAATGGTTTAATTTTAGGAAGAGTTGCTACTAGATGTGTTTTTCCTACTAGGTCACCATTCGGCGCCAATGTGCAAGTTACTTTCTTTCCAAAATCTGGTTTATGTGTAAAATATTGTGGAATTGCTTCAAGACTAAAATTAGTATGTCTGCGATATATGATTTTAAAATATGTTATTTGTGGATCACGAGTTATGAAAATATCTTGTATACCTTTGGCAACAAGTTGAATTAATGCGCCTGTCATATATATTTATGAATATATATAATTCCATAAATTAATTTTATAATATAAATTTAGCTTTTGGATATTTAGATAAAAAATCTTGTTGTGATTTAGCAAGCAAGTTTTTTAATTGTATAAAAATAGTAAATCCATCTTTAATATTTTCTTCAGTTAAGGGAACTTTTTTTAGAGAATTATCCAAATTAATATTATGATGTTTGACAGCATATATATATTTTGTTAAATTAGCTATCATGTCGGCAATTTTTTTTTCGGCATCAAAATATATTACTAAATTAGTAGTTAATTTATCTATTGTTTGCTTAGATAATTTAATTTTTGGATGTAATTTTTCATGATAATCTTTTAATAAATTAGTTATTTTTGACGTACTAATTGTCAACTGGGCATCAGTCGTATTTTGCAATACCAATTTAGCCATCGAGTTAGTCCTTTCATCATTAATGTCAAGATATCCTTCTGTTATATCTTTAAAAATTGCAATTTTATTATATTTAACTTTCATATATTCTTCAAATTCTTTTAAATAATACAATTGACTTTCAAATTCTGTAAAATCAGTATTTAATATTGCAGGATTAGAGTTTACATAGTCTACCAATAATTGCAAATATTTTAATAAATTTTGATTCTTATTTAATTTATCTTTATTGGCCGGATCTTGGCGCGAAATCCAAAAACTAATATTTTCCATTTTATTAATATACATTTTATAAAGAGGAACATAATCAGAATATTGTTTAAAACCAAATTTTTTCAATAAAGATAATACAATATTAATATCCATTTTTTCGATTTGTTCTTTTGCTCCATTAAAAAAATTATGTGTATTTGGAATTACTTTTAATAAATCATTAATTGTCATACTATCATAATTTAATAAGGCATCAAAAAAAAACTTATTACATAGTTCAATATTTTTATGTTTTACACCAATTCGCTTACAAGTATCAGCAAAAGATTCATCTTTATCAACATATATTTTTTTTAAATTTGGATATTTACCATCATATTTATATAATCCATTTGAATCTCTGAAAACAAATTCAGTAAATGTATATCTTTCCGGATCTAAATAGCTCAATATTTTATCGTTGTCCATATATTATAATTAAGAAATAATTGTTTCATAATTATATAAATAATAAAATTTATTCAAAGAATTTGCTATACCCAGTTGGATCAAGATCTTTTTTGTAAATAGCATCGATAAATTTTGCAATTAGTTTTTCTGTATTTCTATGCGTTTCTATTTTCTCTTCGAATTGTTTTTTTATTTCATCAATATCATCAGAAGAAAATTTTATATTAGTCTCACCTGTGAGTTTTAGTAGATCATATACTGATTGAACTCTATCAAAAAATTCGGCATATTTGACCAAGTTTTCTTGTGCAGTTTTCAATTTATTTAATTCTTCAGTTATTTTACTATCGACAGTATTGTCAAGTGTTACATTGGTGAGTGAATTTTTGAGAGTAGTGTAAATATGTTCTAGTTGCGCATGTCCAAGTTTACCAGAGGCAAAATTATCTTTGAGTTCATTTAAACGAGAACCGCCTGATTGTAAATATTGTGG